AAACAATGACAGGCTATCAATCTAAGAAGACTGCGGCCTTAGACAAGCTAGACGATGACGATACACAGGTGTACCAGCGCCCGTGGGTAGGGCTGACGGATGAACAGATTAAAACCATAGAAGAAATGTCGCTGACAAAAAATATGGCAATAGCAATGACGATGGCAACACTCAAGGAGAAGAACACTTGACCTGTATCTTTTTTTCCACAACTTTACAAACTATTTTTAAGAAAGGACTTTACTACACATAACTTTGTAGGCTTATAATCTCACCTGTGGGAAGTTCCCCACTATTTAATGAAAGTTTCTCATGTCTAAATACTGTGTAAATTGCAAGCACTTCATCCCTAAAGAGGGAGACACCCATCACCTCTACGCCCGTTGTTCTGGCGGCGTTCTCCCCCTTTCCCTTTCCCTAGTCACTGGACAGCCCAAATACGGGGCAGAACTCAAGTACGCTGAAGTTAGGCGTATGTCCAGCGAAACCTGTGGCCCTGATGGTCACCAATACGAGGAGAACACCAATGTCTGACTTTTCACCAGAAACCCGTAACAGTGCTTGGTGGTCAGGCGATAGCCGCCTAGCCGCACAAGGCCGTGCTAACGAAGCCATCCTGACAAAACAGGGCAAGATGGAACGTCCTGACTTATCCCAAGTGGAAGCTGTCCAGATGGGTCACATCATGGAACCAGTGATAGGCAAGCTAGCTCAACAGAAGTTACAGGTAGAACTTCACAAGATAGAAGAGGCTTTGACTCACCCTAAAGAATCTTGGCTACGTTCTCATTTTGACTTTGCAGGAACTGAAAATGGTAAAACAATATTGGTTGAGGCTAAGAACTATAACGCAGGCACACGCTCTAAGTTTGATGCAGACACTGGACTTATGCCAACTGCGGATATGGCTCAACTTGTCCACGAAGCAACCGTATTCGGTGTCGAGGTGGTTTATCTTGCCGTTTTATTTGGTGGTCAGGAGTTTGTCCTTATTCGTAAGGAAATTACTGACGAGATGAAGACCAAGCACATACAGGAAATGGCTGTCCTGTGGGCGCATGTCGCATCTGGTACTGCCCTACCCCCGGAGACTGTTGACCAAGCCAAGGCTCTGTACCCTGTAAGCATGGAAAGCACCCGTCTAGCGTCTGCAAGCGTAGAGGAAGCAGTCAGGTATCTCTCTGCTATCAAACGTGAAATAAAGGCCTTGGAAGAGCGGGAAGACCAGTTCCAAACGCTAGTGCAAGGCTACATGGAAGACAAGGCTACGCTGGCAAGCATAGATGGCAATGTCCTAGCCACTTGGAAGTCTGCCAAGGCATCTATGAAGTTTGATTCCAAGCTGTTCCAAGAGGCTATGCCTGACATCTACAAGCAGTTCATCCGGGAGATGCCCGGTTTTCGGAGGTTCTTAATCAAATGAAAGCACATCCCTACCAACACAGACACCCTACTACTGGCGTAACAACCAGCAGTGAGGGCATGGACTTGCGAGACTACTTTGCTGCTCAAGCCATGCGCTTTTCAATGTTTGATAGAAAAAATTATGAAAGCTGGGATGAAGTTGCAAAAGCCTCATACAAGATGGCAGACGAAATGATGAAAGCTAGGGAGCCTAAAGATGAGCAGTCTTGACCTTGCAATTTACGTTATGGCAGTCAGTTCTGTCATTGATACCGCATTAACACTTATGGAGAAGTTCTTATGAGTATATTTTCTGATTTAGCTGACCAAGCAGAGAGCATCGTTAAACGTAGTGACCACTTTGGATTAATGTCAAAAGAAGGATATAAGTATTCTTCTTACAAAAAGTTTGGCTTGTCCATTGTTGATATTTGTTCACAGATTGTTGTGCAAGGAACTGATGAGCCAGTGCAGACAGAAACTCTGAACATCATCTTAAAAGAACGTCAACGCATCAAAGATGAAATTCTTAAATTCTTTGGAGTAGAAAGCCATGAGTAATATCATTCCCTACAACGACATGCAGCAGATGGCAGAGGTAGCTGCTAGTAGCAAGATGTTTGGGTTTAAGAACCCGCAAGAGGCACTAGCTATCATGCTGCTGTGCCAAGGCGAAGGACTGCACCCTGCTATCGCTATGCGTGACTATCACGTTATCCAAGGTAGGCCTGCACTGAAAGCAGATGCCATGCTTGCTAGGTTTCAGCAGGCAGGCGGTGCTGTCAAGTGGGATGTGTACACAGACCAAGAAGTAACAGGTACGTTCTCTCACCCTAGCGGTGGTAGCTTGGCAGTTACTTGGCTACTCTCTCATGCCAAACAAATAGGTATTGCAAGCAAGGATAACTGGAAGAACTACCCTAGAGCCATGCTACGGGCTAGGTGTATCTCAGAAGGTATCCGTGCGGTCTATCCCGGCTGCGTGGTAGGTGTGTACACGCCAGAAGAAGTGCAAGACTTCCAGCCAGCCCCTGCCACTAAAGACATGGGCATGGTGGAGGAAGTGCAGTTGCCAGCAGTACCGCAGGAACCAGACGGAGCCTATGCCCTGTATGTCCCCGGCAACCCTGACCCCTACAACCGCTTTCACACTGTTGATGAGTGGCTAGTGGGCTATGTTGACATGATTGCGCGTATCCATCACAGCACAAAGATGCCAGATGGTCTGAAGGCCGAGAAGATAGATAGCCTAAAGGTATGCAACATGGACATGATTGACTCGCTGGATAGTCTTGGCAAGGCAAAGATAAAGGCCAACATGGTTAAAGCTGGAGTGCCTTTATTCCCAAAGTCGGAGTCGTCCCCACTAAGTCCCGAAGTGGTACACAGCGAGACAATATCCTAAGACACCTAGAAGCAGGCAAGTCGTTAACCCCACTGGAAGCATTAAATGAATACGGTAGTTTTCGGCTTGCTGCCCATATCGAAGTTCTTAGGAAAGAGGGATACAACATCTTTACAAAGATGGTTAAGCAACACGGCAAAGAATACGCCAGTTACTCATTACAGAAAGGAAGAGAGTAGTATGAACAATCAACATCGTGAGATGCCCGGCAGCGGGGTAGCGTTCTTTGAAGAGGAAAAGAAGTCAGAGAAAGGCCCAGACTTCAAAGGCTTCATAGTCCTAGAGATGGACTACAAAGCTGGAGAGAAGCTGAAGTTTGCTGTCTGGCAACGTCCTACTTCTAAAGGCACTAGCCTGCTGTCTTTCAAAGAAGACAACTGGACTAAGCGTAAGAAGATGGAAGAGAAAGAGGCTTACCGCGCAGAAGTAGTGGAGGTAACCCCTGCCTACAAGAAGCCACGGGTTGACCCCCGCATCCGCGAAGATGATGATGACGTACCCTTCTGATGGCAAAAGAATCACCCACCAGTAGGACATTAGCAGTCTTGCGAGAGCAAGGCTACACAGTGGCTATCGTTGAGAAGTGGAACCCTCACGCAAGGATACGGCAAGACCTGTTTGGGTTTATCGACATCCTTGCTATCAAGAGGGATGAGACATTAGCGGTGCAGGCCACTGCGTCCGGGGTGAGTGACAGGATAAAGAAGATTATGGCTAGTGAACTATTACCGAAAGTGAGGGAAGCAGGATGGAAGATACAAGTGTGGGGCTGGCGCAAGTCAGCGAAGACAAACAAGTATGTCCTGAGGATAGAGGACATATCGTAGAACTTATAAACATGTCTCTACAGCAACTGTGGGAGATGGCTTATAAGGCTGGTTTTGAAGATGGTATGAGTTTTATTTCAAAGGATTAAAAATGGCTGAAGGTGGAAAAATTATTGATGTAGAAGCAACAGAAGTACCGGCAGTCAAGCCGCATATCTTTGTGGCTACTCCTATGTACGGTGGCATGTGTACAGGTTACTTTACAAATAGCCTTATTGCTATGACTAACGTGATGAAGAACTGCGGGTGGGATATGTCCTTCTCCAGCATGTTTAACGAATCACTTATCCAGCGTGGCAGGAATGCTCTTGTCCACCAGTTCTTAAAAACACCCTGCACTCATTTGCTGTTCATTGACGCAGACATTAAGTTTGATGCCAATGACATCCCTCCTATGATTCATGCAGACAAGGGCATCATCTGCGGTATCTACCCTAAGAAGGAAATCAACTGGCAAGGCGTAGAGAAAGCAGTACACGAAGGTACAGACTGGAAAGAACTACCAAAGCGTACAGGCTCTCTGGTGGTCAACCTTGTGGGCTACGAAGGTGCAGTCACTGTGCCTGTGGACAAGCCTGTGGAAATCTGGGCAGGCGGTACTGGTTTTATGCTTATCAAGCGTGAAGTGTTTGATGACCTCAAAGACAAGGTATCTAGCTACAAGAATGACGTAACCATCCTTGCTGGTGACTTAGGCCAAGAGCCTATCATTGAATACTTTGCTTGCAGCATAGAGCCAGAGACAGAGCGGCTGCTGTCAGAGGACTATCACTTCTGCCGGGTAGCGCGTCTTAACGGACACAAGATTTACGCAGCACCGTGGGTACGTCTAGGCCACTTTGGAACCTATCTGTTTGAGGGTGGCTTACTGCCAGCGCCATAATGAAGTTCAGTCAAGACTGGTTTAGCAACACCATCCCTAACTTCCAGTACATCAAGACAAAGCTACCTTCAACAGAAGCCTTCCTAGAGATAGGAAGTTTTGAAGGTAGGTCAACTTGCTGGATACTTCAGAACATGCTGGACAAGGAAGGGACGCTTGTATGCGTGGATACCTTTGAGGGTGGAGAGGAACACGCAGCACTTGACCTGACAGACTTGAGAAAGACCTTTGATGCCAATGTAGCGGAAGTAAAGGGAACAGACCAAGCTGTTGAGGTGATAGCCAAGACATCTTGGGAGGCCTTGAGCGAGTTGGTGTACTTGGACTTTACGTTTGATTTCATTTATGTGGATGGCAACCACCAGACTCCAGAAGTTCTGTTGGATGCTTGTCTCGCATTTAAGTTATTGGAGCCAGAAGGCGTGATGCTGTTTGATGACTACGCAGGCGGTGCAGGCGTAGGCGCAGCGGTAGATGCCTTTCTCAAGGCTTACAGCGGACAGTTAAAGGTAATTGTAAAGAACTACCAGTTAGCTGTTCAGAAGGTCAGCGTTTAGCTGTCTTGGCTGCTTTGCGAAAAGATGCGGCAGTAGGGTAACCTTTCTGTCCGGGTCTTTTTGCTGGCAGGCCAGCTTTCCTGCGCTTGTTAATGTTGTAGTACAAACCACGTTTAGCTTTTGGTGTTTTCATCTGCAACCCCAGCGTTTTCTAGCAGCCTTGCCCCGCTCACCTGTCCAACTCTTAGACCGGGCGCAGAACGATTTATGACGGGGGCCAGACTTGGTAGGGGCTTTGAGGTTACTACCAGTAGCCCTATTTGCCTTTGCTCTACCCTTGGCGGTCAAGCCACCACCCTTCTTGACAGATAGCTTCTCACCTCTGCCAACAGAAAGATTAGGAAACTTTTTCTTAGGCATACAAGCGTGTCCCTTTCTTATCAATGATTAGCACCTGACCTCTAGGCTTTGCACTTTTTTCATTGGGGACAGAGATGTGTGTCCAGCGGTCAAACTCACGGATTAGTTGGTCAAAAGGCAGCTTGGCAGCAATGATTGCTTTCACCACTTCATCAGGAGTTATGCCGGGTACACGGATGTCCGCAGCGCAACCAAGCCGATGCTGGCTGGTGTCTTTGGAACCAACCGCATCGTTGACTTGTTTAGACCGAAATGCAGAGTTGACCATGACGGGTTTACCTCCAAGTTCCACCTTGACCAACTCCAGTAAGCCAGCCAGTCGCACCAAATTTGCTCGCTCTGTTTCATTGGGTGTATTGTCAAACTCTCGGTGGTCTGTGATGGTCAGTTCTTCAAGAGTGAAGTGTTCGGTTAGGTTCATTTAAGACTCTCTTCACCGTGGGACAGCTTCACCCCAGCCAGCAAGCCGATAAACCCACCCACAATGGTTTGAAATGCGGGGGAAATAAGTTTGAATATTTCGGCATTGTCCACAAGGGGGTCAAACAAACCCGCCATCAGCACAGCCACCATACCGATGATGACTACGCACAAAGTGAAGCTGACCATCAGGGTAACAAGAAAGGTAAGTTTTGCTTTCATTTTGCCGCCTT